CTTCTGAAGAATCAATTTAAAGCTAGAAGGTGTATTAGCAAGCAACGCTTTGGTGACTTCATCCAATGGCTTGTTAATGGAAATTTCATCAAGCGTGGTATCTGTGACGTTGAGCAGCTTGCAAAAGACCTCTACGTCAAGCGGCGTCGTTGTTGCCAACACCTCCACTGGCACCGGGTTCTCCGGATTCTTCCAGTTCGACGTACCCACCGCCCGTAGCACCCGTGCAGGATCTCCGGTTACTGTCGCGTCGATCTTCAAGCCGCCCATGATGCAGGCCGCTTTTAGTTTGTCTGCAATGCGCTTCCAAAGAAGGCGTGGCGCTGCCTTGGTAAGCGGCCAATAGACATGTACTCCGTAGCCAGAACTGACTACGGCGGGTCGAGGATAGCCTGTGGCCTTGATAAACTGTTTCAGTCCGCTAACGGCTGAAACTTGATCCGGGTATTTTTTTGGGTCATCCGCGCCGCAATCGAGGTCAAGAAATAAGCATTTCAGACTGACCGCGTTTGCTACAGTACGATTGCGCCCGGTTGCAAAATTCGCCAGTGCTATGAACGAATTGATGCCCTGCTGGTCGAGCAACGCGACCGCAGCATCTGCCTCTTCCAGCGATGCATGAAATGTCTGGGTAACATCTTTTTTACCAGAAATTCCAACAACGCAGTACAGTCCTTCAGACGGAAGGATCCCCCGCCAAAAGTCTAGTCTGGACAGTGTCATCACGCATCAGTCAAAGAGCGAAGCTTAACGATTAATTCGCGTACTTGCTGCTCATATTTAAGACGCGGTTTGTTGCGACCAATCATCCAGTTATACACCGTCTGCCGAGATACACCCAAGACTTCCGCGACCTCCACCACGGAGTACCCCCTGTCAAGGCACAGTTGACCAAGCTCAACTCCCACCAACATCGGATTTGCGTTTTTTATTTCTTTGACGATTCGTTGGGTAAATCCGTTTTTTTGCATATGTGTTCCACGTTACCCGACAAGTAAGGGGAGCGCGAGTGTATCGCACTCCCCGTTCCCTTGTGTTACGCGGCCTCCTCGTCATCCCATTCATTTAGCATGGCTGCAATGCTGTTCTTCGTAACGGGTTTTTCCTTGCCGCCCCGCTTTACCGGCTCGGGCGTTGGTCCTTCTCCGTTTTGCGGTGCAGCATTAGGTTTGGCTTTCGCCGCCTTGGAGTCAGGTTGCGGAGCCTCCAGTTTTTCCGGCTGGGCGGGGGCGGGTGCCTCAGCTTCCACAGGTTGGAAGGATACAGTAACCATCTGTTTAGCTTCCTGTGACGCACCGCGCTCCGTACACAGCTTGTACTCCTCTTCAGTCAACGGGCGCACCGCTTTAAAGAACAGCTTGGGGGTGCTGCTGTTGATGTCAAAGCGCATCTCGGTGACCACCGCCGTGATGTTGACGTTAAACCCCGCAAGGAAATGCGCATAAGCCTTGAGCGGCAGCTTGCTATTTTCGCCGTTGCCAAAAATTGACAGCGACGGCACCGACAATTGGAAAAGGTCACCCCCCATATCGTTCTCCATCACCACCGCCAATTGCCTGTTGAACTTGCAGGCTCGGGTATTGTTATCGCCGGAGCCCTTGACGTTCTGCGGACATTGGGCACAGGTGTTGGCTTGCACCTGCTGGGAAGACGGATCCGGTTGTTCACCATCCGCACTCCAGCATGTCGGGGATACCGTAACGCCCTCCACATATTTACCCGCGTAAAATGTACGCGAAATTTTGGGAGCCACGTTTACGATAACAACGTTCATAGCCCGTTCCTCGCTTACCGCGACTTCCTTGCCGCCGGACACCAACCGGAACACGCTACCCCGAATGGAAATGCGCTTCGCAGACGTACCACTCAGCAGCGACTTGGTGATCGCATCCGGTTCCTTAGTCTTCAGGTAAGACGGAACTCCCGATTTGAACAGCGTAACTTCGCTAGACATCTTCATTTCTCCTATATGTTGTTGATAAAAAACACAGCTAAGTCCTGCGTACTGTTACCTCGTAATGACTGTCCGCATTCAAGCCCGGGGGCAGCTTACCGGGATTTGCTTCAAGATACTGCTTCATGTTGGTCTGGTGTATGCGCCGTTCCAACAAATCAAGTGCATTGTTTTCCTTCACAAAATCGTGCATTGCGGACCAATCCGTGGCCCAATAGCGTGTCTTCACTTGACGAATTACCTGCCCATAGTCAGTTCTGAAGCTATTGGCCCCGAAGGTTTCGCAGGCTTTAAGGAGTTCAGCCCTAATCACCCCCATCTGCTCTTCAAGCGCGGCTTCTTTCGCTTCATACTCCTTGCGCTGCTTGTCACGATAATCACGCATCTTTATAAAGACGCGCACCAACCTGCCTACTGGCACTTCCGCATCTTCATTCATTGGTGTTTTCCTCAGAAAGTTCTTCGTTATAAAGATCAATTAGTTTTTGGTGGATATCAACTTTGCCCTGCAACATGCGATACACTTTTTTCTCAATGCGACTGCCTTGCAAATGCACTATGGTGACCTTATTCACCTGCCCCGCCCGATGCACCCGGGCATTGGCTTGCAAGTACGTTTCCACGCTCATCACAGGCGACCAGTACACCACGACATTCGCGGCATGTAAGGTCACTCCATGAGAAGCAGCTTGGGGTTGAATGACCAGCACTTGGGGATTCTTCTCAGTCTGAAAATTCTTAAATATCTCGGTGCGTTTGTTGGGTGGCACAGAACCGTCGATAATTTTTGCCGTGTAACCGTTCCGGTTAAGCCATTCCGCAACCATGTTCAGGCTGTGCGTGTAAGGCACAAACACCAGCACCTTGTGGTTTGCCTCATCAATCACCTCGCGCAGTGCCTGCAAACGGTTGGCGCAGTCAAACTCAATCACTTCCCTGTCATCCGAGTACACTGCGCCGCTTGATATCTGCAACAGCTTGGTAAGCAACGCCGCCGCTGTGGGTGCTGTGACCATCTCGCCTGCGGCTACCGTAAGCTGATTTTGCAGCATAACGTTGTAATACTTCTCCTGTTGCCGCGTAATCGGCACTTCACGGGTCACATGCATTATCTCTGGAAGATCCAAGCATTCCTCTTTAGAAAAACGGATCGCCGGTTGCAGAGCATTAAATACAACATCGGTGGCGATAGCTTTGGGCACCCACTTAAATCGCGTGATCTGGCGCATAACTTGATCTCGAAATGCTCCGTAAAACTTGGGCACCCGGTGCGGGGACACCATTTTGGCTAACCCATAGGCGTCCGTTGGAGCTTGTGATGCCGGTGTGCCCGTCATCATCCAGAGCCATGTACGCGGCGTGACAATCTTCGCCAACGCCTTCCAGCGGTGTGTGGTGTGGGTCTTATAAGCATTTGCTTCGTCTGCGATGATGAGGTCAAACCGCCCATTTTCAATAATGGCGTTTGCAATAATGCTTACCCCGTCATAATTGATAATTACATACTCCGTATCACCTTCCACCACAGCAATACGCTTTTCGCGTCGAGAGTTATGTGCAATGTCACAGGAACGATGCATGGCAAATTGAAAAAGATCGGTCTGCCACGCAGATCCCATGACTGACACCGGGCACACAATCAGCACTCTACGAATGCGTTTGGTCTTTATAAGATAATCCGATGCCCAGATCGCAGCCGCTGTTTTACCCGTGCCTTGCGCGTTGAAACAAAACGCCCTGCGGTTGAGTGTCAGAAATTCCGCAGTGACGATCTGATGCGAGAAGGGGCGATACCTACCGGGCCAATCATAAGAACGGCGAATGGGGGAAGGCACCCCTTTGATCTTCAGGTTCTTCAGTACCTGTGCTTCTTCCAATCCCCAACGAACCAACACTTCATTATTTCCGATTTGCTTGCTGCACGGAATAATAGAGGTGATGCGCTGAGGATCGCGCACTTTTAAAACTAACGCCTTGTTTTCGACAATCTGCATGTACTCTCCAAAAATGCTTCGCAGGGCAGATGTAAAGTTTTCACATCGCCTCTGATTGCCACCTCTCCGGGCAGCTTAGAACGGTAACGTACTCCCTTTACGAGAGAATGTCAACTACTAATTTTTGGTGCCCTGCACAACGCGGAACACCCGGTTTTATTTGATGTTTTTCACTTTCGGCACGTTACGCCTCATGGTGTGGTCCGGGTTACGGTCGTAGCTGCGGTTGCTGCTGGCGCTACGAACCCGCAGGTTATAAAACCGATTGCCACCTCCCTTGCTCAAGGCGCGAGCATGGTCAACGTCCTTTCCATCTCCTTTGTGTACCCTGCCAGCAGCAGCCATTTTGCGGCGCGCAGCGTTACGTTCGGCGCGGTGCTTGATTTGTTCAGGCTTGCCGTGATACTGAGCATACTCACGACCGTATGGCCGTGGTTTATTTGTGTATGGCATCAAAACCTCCTATTTGTTTTTTCCGTTATGAACGCAATCATGCACAGGGCACCACGCCCTGCATGTAAAATTTTGTTTCGGGTTCCAAACATCCGCGTCATAAGCACTGTCCATTACATGGACGCGCTCTTTCCACTTATGCCAAAGCTCCGGCGCATCTTCACGTAGATAATTTGCCTTTATAAATGCGGGGTGTACCACAAAGAGAAGCCCAGTTTTGGAAACGGTAACCCCGGGAAAATGGCTGAACACCCCCAAGGAAAGAAGTTCCATTTGTTTGAGGTCTGCGTACTGGTTCTTGCCGGTCTTGTAATCCACTGCACGGCACATTGATTGGTTGATTACCAGCAGGTCTGCAACTCCCCGCCACCAAACTTTGGGGTCAAAAAAATCACAGGGTTCAAGCTCTTCAGTAATGCCCATTTTGTACTCACACAGAATGGTGCCTTCTTCCTCTTTGTATGACTTCAATCGATCAAGCGCCTCCTGCATGTACGCAAACGCCGGGGGGAGCGGAACATCGTCGCGAACGTATTTCTCAGCCGCTTCATGCGCCATCAACCCATAGTGCATCTGTTCCGAAGGCGGCTCAACAATATCTCTTGCTACCCGCAAATGGTAATACTTGCGTGGACATTGTTCAAATAGCGACAAGCTACTGTATGACCATCTAGCCATTAGCAGTCCCCGTAGGTGTCTCCCATCCCTGATTCGCAGTTTAAGGGCAAGTCGGTTGCCCAAGGAGGTATCCACCGCATACACCGTTCAATATAAGCTCGGGCCTCGTCGGCATCCTCCCTACGTACTACGCATCCCACTGCGTCATGCACCGTCATCGCTACCCGATAACGTTTAGCTATACGCAGCATTTGCTGACTGATGATTACCCGTGAAAGATGCTGATCTATGTTCTCCGTAAACTTGCCCCCCCAGATCCCGGTAACCCCGTTTCGCGAGTCATAAATGTACGCCGCATTGTTGTTCTCGTTGCCGCGACGTAGATTATGGTAGTGAAACGGCAACTCCATAGGGGTATGTATCACCCCAAACCCAACCTTGACCACTCCCGGCTCGCCATATGTACAACCCCGCCCATCTACTAACGCTTTCAGGCAGTTATCTCCCACACCCCACAGTTTAGGGATGCGTGGGTAGGTATTGCGGTAGGTATCAATGATGTGCCGACATGCGTTATGTGAAAGGCTGACACCCCAAGACTTCATCATCAAATAAAACTTATCCACCCCCATACCATAACCGCACCCCAAGATCGTAGCTTTTCCAACGAACCGCTCAGAACGTGTGATCTGACCAACGTTCGTATCATAAATATGAGAAGCCATGATCTTATACACATCCCATTTCTGTTCTTGTTCCGGCACCCCCTGTTGTTTTTCCTCATCGTTCTTACGGAAAGCATCAAGAAGATCTATTTCCCCGGCCAACCACGCAAGCACCCGCGCTTCAATTTGAGATGAGTCCACATCGATTACAACGTAACCTTCGGGAGCGCGAATAGCCGATTTTAATTTACCCGCATCCTCACCTCGGCTAGGAAGATTCTGAAAGTTAATCTTGTCAGTGCCACCCCAACGCCCGGTATGGGCCGCAAAATAGGACAGGGGCACTGGCAAGCGTCCCCGGTTTGCTATGGCTATGAACCGCGCAGTGCGTGTTTCTTCCAATGTAGTCTTTACGCCCAGACGCGCAGCGACAAGTGCTTGCACAATCGGGGCTGGGTGTTCTAGCAATTTCTTCATCCCCACATCAGTCTTGGCAAAAGCGTAGGTCAATTTTTTCGTGACAGGACTGGTTTTATACGGCAGTGACACCCCCAAATCTTCCAACATCTTTGCAAATTGCACGTTACTCATCAATTTCTTTTTTATTACTTCTGGATCCCCGCCCAGTCTAGTCAACACCGCGTTCTTGCGGTTAACAACCGCCGTCAAATGCTGCTCAAGACGCAACTGATCCAATTCCAGTACCGGCTCGGTAAACATCTTCAATGTTAAGTCAATGAGCTTTAACTCGCGCTTAGGGAATCCCTCAACCATCCTGTGAAAAAGTTTATGGGTTAGCTCTACATCATTCGTGCAGTAACGCCCATACGCAGCCAGATCCACAGCAGAGAACGCCAATCTGCGCTTGCCCAGCGCGTTGAGAACCTCGGTGCCTTTTTCCCCCAGTTCATAGTGTGCAGCGAGCTTGGCAAGGCTACCACCCACCGTCCCCCCATGTAGCGGACGGGACATACTAAGCGTATCAAGAAGAATTTTTGGATGTATGTCAAACCGCCACGAAAGGATAGCTCCGTCGAAAAGCGTGTTGTGGCAAAGCACAGCAGCATCATTCCAGTCATACTGCGACAGGAAAGATTTAGTTTCCTCATGCGTACCGCTGAACCAA